CTCATCGTGTTCATGATTTATTTCATGTTCTAATTCTTCTGCTAGGTTTTTAACTTTGACATGATTATGAGAAATACCTAAACCGCTAGCAACACGGTCTCGAATTTGTAAACTAGTAGCTGGGTAATTTGTAGTAACATCATACACAGTCATTTGTGTATTTTTATGTTCAGGAAATTCTGACTGTCTTTCTTGGATTGGAGTTGAACGTCCTGAGCTTACAGTTCCTACGTGGAATTCTGCTAGAGCAGATTTAATTTGTGAAGTAGCATCCGATGGATGATCTCCAGCAATTTTTACTTTAAACTCGTAGACTTTTTTGCTTTCTGTTAAGTATTCTTTAAATGATTTCATAGTTTGATCCCAGTACTGTATTTATTTCATATTCTTTAATTTTTCAAGCAAACTATTACGATCAGTGATGATAACTCCATCACCTTGAATAGTTACACCGTCATCTGCGCTATTGGCTTCTTGGTCTAACTTTTGTTTTTTGATCTGCAAATCAATCATTTTTAGCTTTTTATCTAACTTAGCAGTTTTAGCTGTGATAGCATTACTCAGCATACTAGCGGCTACTTCAAACAGTCTTCCGCTGTAACGTGCTTCAACATTCATGCCCAAGTCCATAATATCTTCATAAGCTTCGGTAGCTTTTTTTGCCAGCTCATCTAGCTCGCTATCGCCTAAATCACCTAGACCTTTTACTTGTGGAAGAGCCGCAGATATTTTATCATACTCGCTAATGTCGCGAATAAAGGGTTGTGCTATTTCTGCTTTTTTAGCTCGCTTTTCTTCCTCTTTAACAATTTTTTTGCTTTCGGGGAGATTTAATACTTCTTCTAATCGTTTAGTCATAACATTACTTATGCTTTAGACTCTGCTAAAGATATCATTTTCATTTAAAATACGAAATTTTATACCTTGCTGTCTACACCATAAAGTGGCAGCGGCCCATTTGGCTTGATTCTTTACAAACTGTGCTTGATTGTATTTGTTCTTGCCTACACGTTCCAAAATAGTTTGGCTAGCAGGTTTAATCTCAACAAGTTCTGTTAAAATTTTGTTATTAGCATCTACGTACTGAATAAAAAAATCTGGTACATAGACTGTTTGTCTATTAGTTAGTGGATCTCTGTACGGGATTTGTATTGCTTCACTTGCCCATTTTAGCACATGGTCATTATTGTCGCAGAAATTCATAAAACTCCATTCCCAACTACTACGATATGTAGGACTCTTAGTTCCTACATATTTGTCTGGGCGTTTCATTGCGAACTTACCGCGAGCAAACTTAGCCATATATTACACTAAAATATTTCGACTTTCGTAAGTGTCAGTTACATTCTGAATTCTATAACCGAGCAAACTAGTTTTTTCTCTATTGCTGTTTAATACTTGAGCAATAATTTGACTAAGCTGTACATCTGTTAAATTTTTTAAAGTATCTAATAATTTAAAAACACTTACACCCTCGCTTCTAGCTTGATTCAACAAAATAATTGCCGTGCTTCTTGCACTGCTAGTATCAAAACCTCGTTTTAAAAAGAATCCAATAGTGGCATCTATTTCGCCGGCCGCAAAACTTACTGGCTTGGTATAGTAGTTGTCGAAGAATGCTCTTACATCCGTAGTTGTAGTTTGAGTGACTGGTAAATTAATACTCATGTTATATTCCTAATTTAACTGGGCTTGCAACTGTAACATTTGTTGAACTAGTTGCCGTTGGAAATAACACACCCTGTGTTCCGCCAATTATTTGCGGCTGACTAGTAGTTGCTATAGTGTTAGTTATTACTGGACTACTAGAACTTTGTGTATTTTGGTATGTGTTGATAGTATTAATTGTGTTGTTAAGAATACTAGCTGATACAGATTCTATATCTAACGCTTGTACAAAACTTGGATCAATAACTGTAGGATCTGGATTAACGCCAGTTAACGGACTTGGATTGTTATCATAATGTACTAATTGAAATCCTTCTGGATCTCCTGATTTTACTTGCCCTGTTCCGTAAGTTACAGCTTCGTATGCTACTGTCATTTGAAAATCGTGCGTCTTAGTCGATGCCCAGTCTAGTTTATTTCCATCCCAACTTTTAATAATAGGATTAATTAATTTAACACTTACATACTCGTGTCGGGCCATTTGATAGATAGTGATATAGTTAAAGAAAGGATTTGTGCTTGAGTTGTCTAAGCCAAATGGAGTTGTAATATAGTTGCTACTTTGTGTTGCATTTCTATTATAAGCACCAGTAGTCTTTGCACTAGTGCTGTCTGCAAAGTAGTAACTATAATAGTTTTGCCACAATTGATTAATCAACCCCATGTTATCATCGTAAAATGATATTTGCAAATCGCCAGGTTTGTGATAATACTGTATTTGTTTTTTTCTGTTGTATTGATTAACAGGATCTACGCTTATTTCAAACTTTGGCAATGCTACACTTTTTGCCAACATATTAATTTCATTACCATATCGTGTAACAATGTTAGCATTTTTTAATGCGGCTTGATTTATATTAAAAGCTACATGATACTGAAAATCTAATTTAGGAGCCAGTCTAAACTGTTGATCCGAAAATAATCGGGCCGCATGTTGCCAATCCCTTAAAATTATATTGGGATCAGAATGTAGATTATTATTAGATGTGAAGCTCATACATTATTTATCGAACAAATAAACTGCGTATATTATGAATAGCCGTAAAAAAGCCTACTTGCGTAGGCCTTTTATTATGAACCGATTACACTAGTACTCTTATTAGTTTGTACTGAAGTAGCCGCCCCGAATGCTCCACCTGTAGTTTGTACAGCGTTATCCATTTGGATTGTTAATTCAATTAGTATAGGTGCTTGCTCTTTATAAGCTAGTGTACCATAGTTAACTTTCTGAATGAAACAACCGTATACTTCCCATGTTTCTAAAACGTTAGCAACATTTGTACCGTTACCACCGTCTAACATTTCAATACGCATAGTAAATTTGTAATCACCAGCTGAAGTTGAACTTTGCTCGAAGAAGTCGAATTGCTTCTGCATTTGCTCACCAACAAGTCTAGTAACATTGCCAGTTGCATCATCACGCAATTTCAAACTACCTGATGACCACTTAGGACGACCTGCATAGTGAATTGTTGAGTTGTAGACCATAATTGTCTGGTCTTCAAATTCAACTGTAGGACGGAAAGCATCTGACACCTGCTTAGTCAATTCTGTTCTTGGAGTACTTACGCCAAAGTTTTCAAGTGTGACACGAAATCTGTACTGTAACTTGGGCATTAGCATACCCTGACTGCTTGCGCTTTGGTCAGATGCTAATGGTACTGTAAAATTATTTAAGGCTCCGATTGCCATTATGTTCTCCTAATTATTTTAAACCTAATGCCTTAATAGCACCGGTGTTTTCTAAGCGTAGTGGAATATAAATGAATTCAACTGCCTTAACTGGTTCGATAGCTATATCAACATAAAGTTCGTTTTGGTCAATTCTACTTGGAGTATTGTTACTGGTGTCACAAACTACAATATAGTCGTACAATGCACGTTCTGCTGTTAACTCTAACATTAGTTTTTCAACTTGTTGTTTAATTTCATTACGTGTAATTGTATCGTTTGGTTCGAAAATAAATGGTTTAGCCAATTGATTCAACTGATAACGTAAGTACACAACTAAACGTGCTACGTTGATTCTGTCTAATGAACTTGCCACTAATTGACGTGTTTTTTGTCCGTAAACAACCAAACCTGTACCTGCAATATATGTAATTGGGTTTACATGTACTGCGGCTAATGTATCGCGTTGTCCTGTGTTCAATGCTACAGTTACAAATTCTCCAGTTGCTGGATCTACGTAACCAACTGAACTAGCATTAGTTACACCGCCACGACGTACACCAGCTGGTGCAAACCATGGATAGCTGACATTGTCGCTTAGAGCGATTGTACGCAACATAATGTGGCTTGGAGGAACAACAATGTTATTTCCTGTCAAGTCAGTTGTATATCCCCATGGATAATAAACTGCTGTGTACGGATCTGTAACAATTAAACCATTATCTCCGTCTACTGCGGCTTGGTTTACGTTATTACCCCAGTTACTTAAACTTGTAGCATCTGGTGCTAAACGTGCTGGACTATCAGCAACAATAAATGCTGTTAGGCCGTTGTCGTTGTTCAAGCTAACTAGTTCGCTTACTGTTTCTAAATATCCTGGGCAACTTAACAAGTTGAAAATAACTGTGTCTGGTTGACGAATATTTTGGTTTGCTTGGATAGTAGCGTTCAATGCTTTTAAAACAACACTACGTTGTGCCTTGCGTCCAAATTGACCTACACCATTTACATCGTTAGGGCTATAAGTTACCCAACGATCTGGTGCGTAATATTTCATCTGTACGTTACCAAAGATAGTATTGTAATTGTTAACATTTACATAACCAGTTACGTATTGTTTTACGTTAAATCCGCTACGACGTGTGTTCCATAACAATGTTCCTTTTGGATACAACGCTGGGTTAGGACAGTCAAAATCAACAAAGTTACTTGATAATAATGTAACAATTGAAGCTTCTGCTACTGTACCTGTTTGTGTTGTAGAGGCACTTTCAATCCCCCAACGTGCATCAGCAAAGATAATACCTTGGCTTGATGTGTGATCTTCGTTGTTGATTAATATCCAAGATTTTGTCAAATAATTGTACTTGTAAATCATTGGATACTGTTCTAAGTATTGTGGATCAATCCATAAATCACCGTTAGCTAGTGGTAATCCACCGCTTTGTACTGTAGGTGTTGTGCTAGAAAATATTGGACCCATTGGATCTGTAGTTCCGCCGCCGACTTGATTTTGTGTATAGTTTAGATAACCAACCCATGATGTACCATTATTAACCATAATGTCAGCATCTAAGTTTGTATCATACCATAATTGACCATTTACTGGTGTTGTTGTTAGTGCTGTGAAGCTTGGTGTTGCAACTGCTGTTGAATTTACAGTACTTGCCCACTGTGTAACAATATAGCTGTTGGCATTACCTGTTGGATCTGTGTAGAAGTTTGCACTTGTTCCAACTGTGAATAGTTTAGCTAATGGTGTGTTTTGTCCATCA